ATATATATTATACGTATAAAATATATTAATTAAATTTCTAAACCTTTCGGAAATCGGTATCCATACTAGAGCCTTGGATGAGAAGTTTGTAAAGGTTCTTCAATAGAGGAACATCAACCTTGTTTTCCATAAGCTTAGGATGGGCATAGTTAGAGCGATGGTTAATTTCAATAACTTGAACACCGCCATCATTGTCTACAACGAAATCGAAGCCAAGAATGGCAAATTCATTTGCTTCGATACGCTTAATCTCATCGCGGTAAATATTTTTGAATTCCTTGCAAGCTACAAGCATATTAGCTTGGATGGTATCAAACTTATCAAGCTCCTCTGAAAGGATAAACTTGGTACCGCTTGTTTGGAAAATAACATGCATTTTGCGGAGAACTTCTTGGTCAACATCACCAACGACGTCTTTGTGGTCCTCACTTGCTACAGTAGCAAAAGATTTGCTAAAAAGGAAAACATTCTTATCGTGAAGAACAACGTATGCTCTAATTTTATATCTCTTATCATCGTATAAGTCAGGTTGGTCCATGTTTTGTTGTACAACCCTTTCAGTGTAATCGAGATCCTTCATCGCACTGTATGGATGAATATCAACACCACGAGATCCAGTAGAACCGTTTTTCTTAACAAAGAAAAGAGAGTTCTCTGGAGTATCCTTTGGAATATCATCGTAGTTAAAATAAGTCTTAGGTACATGTACAGCATCCTTTGTTTTTTTAGCAAAAAGAACCTTTGCGTCCATTCGGAGAGTCTTGGAACGAGGAGCTACATTGTAAATAGTAAGACCCTTTGTTTCCTTTTGCCACGCATCGACCATCTTAGGATCCGCGTTGTAATCATTGTAGATTATACCAACTTGTTCTTTGCTTCCAGAAAGTTCCTTTAAAACTTGTTGTCCGGCTTCTTCAAAAAGACGTGAATTCTTGTTACTAAATACTCGAAGTAAAAAACTGTCGGTTAGCGTAAAATTAGACATTATATAATATAATATATACTATTTTTTTATATTATTTAACGAATTTACTAAATATTTAAGTTTCTACAGATCTGAAATGTAACAATACAATATAATAAAAATCACAAGGCATTTCCTCACGATAATGAATATGGTCAGTTCCATTAAACATCATTAGGCTGTTTGCATCACCGTCAACAGGTATACAATTTTCTTTTGGTGGATAAAACCAGTATCTTCCTTTATTTTTAACAGGCTGTTTGGTTTTATCTACGTAAATAGGCCAGTTAGAACCTTCTGGTTTATCTATAATATAAGAAATTGTATATTCACAGTCAGGTCTATCTGTATGTGGTGGTAATTCAGTCTTTCTTTCCTCACCCTCTTTTTCTTGATTTTTAGTATAACATGATACATAAATATAGGTAGGTTGCATTTTTTTGTTAAGAACGTGTTCAACTAGTGGTAGTAATTCGTACTGTACAAGTCTTGAAAAAGATTCATTATTTGATTTATATCTATTAGCCTGTCTATCTCCAAGTGCAAAATTACCACAATCAATATTAGAATGAAAATAATCTTTAATAATTTTATAAGAATTTTCATTATAAACATTGTTAATAACAAGAGGGTTGTATTCATCAATATGATATGTTTGGTCAAAACATTTTGGATTTAATGCGCCATATTTACCTTGACGTGTTAAATACAATTTATTAGCATTTTCAGTTACAATATTAAAAGGAATCTTATTAATAAATTTCATAGATTTATGTCCTCTTATAGAGATGGAACCATCTTTAAATTTTTCATATACTTCATTTAAATCTTTCATAAAATCTACAGGTACCGTATTTTTAGATACATCAGAAGCAGAGTCTAGTTCTTTTTTTTCAGTGGTTGGGATGGGTGTTTCTTTTTTTTCAGTGGTTGGGGTAGGATTTTCTAATTTATCTTGGGGTTTTGATTCTTGGAAATTTATTTTAGAATCAGATGTTGAAGAAGTTGGAGGTGGGGGCGTTCTATGTACGCTTTTAGGTGAATCATTTTTTTCTTTAATTTGAAGTTTTAAATTTTCATTGTCATTAAAATGATTAGGAAATTCTTCACCATCCGCATTATTTTGTCTTACATAAATATTAAACAACATAGCACCGTCATTATTTTCATTGCTTATCTCGTGATACATTTCCATAGAACGAATATTACTATTAATTTCAGTATTACAATAACATAATAAACTACCTATATTAGGCTGATATACTAAATCTAATTTATTAAATTTAATGGTCATTTTATCACTTAAAAAACAAGTTATTGTATACAAACGTTGTCCTCCCTTTTTTAAATTTTTAATACCAGCCTCAGTATTGTAATCATATGCATCTAAAAAACGATTATGTGTATGTGCGGTTGCATATTGAATAACATTTGTATTTTCATAAAAAGATGGATTTAACCCAGTTGCATTAACTAGTTTAAGAATAACACCTGGAATATCATTATTTTTAATCCATCCTGAATTTTTATTTTTAGTTTGTGGTAATTTAACCATATTTTTTATGGTTTCAATATCTATTTCATCTAATATATTATTTTTAACAAATATATTATGGTCTTTATTGAGAATTTCTTTTTTATTACCAGAACAAGTTGTCACCATCTGCTCATGTATCAATGTTTTTTTTGTACCAGTTTCATTGTTTTCTTCAACATTATTAAGTGTTTTAACTTCTTTATCATCATTTTCTATAGGTAAATGTTTTGTATCTTCAATAGCAGGAGGTACATATAAAACATTTTTTGGATGTTCTCTAAACCAAAGATTAAATGCCCATTTATGACCTTTAATAACAGGTCTTCCAGCATGTTCCGATAAAGGATGTCTTTCACTTCTACCGGTTTCTTTACCTGAATCTTTAATTACGTTATGAAAAATCAGTAGTTTACCTTCTTCTGGTGGTACCTCAATATTCAATCTGGGAAATCCGGTACATCCTCCTTCCTCAACATCATTTAAATAACACAATGCAGTAGCCATTCGTTGACCTCCGTATTTCATACATCTATTACTCTTTTCAGAATTATTATGCAACCATCCATCATAATGTTGTCTATATTCCTGGGTTTCATCGTAATATATAACCTGAAAAATTTCTGCATGTGATAAAGGAATACCTACTACCTTTGAAATTCTATCCGCAACTTTTTTTGTTACTGCATCGTGTTCGTGTTGAAGCCAACAATTTTTACCACTTCTTCCAGCAGAAACAAATCCTTTTTGACTATTACTTACTAATGCGTCCTTTAATTTGTCTTTACAAATATCAATAAAATGTTGACAATCTGATTTACTAACAAAGTTTTCTTTCACTAATACCTGAGGGTCTTCGTGTAAAACGGTCATAACATCGTCTTGTTTTTCGGTCATTATTATAATACTTATTAGTTATCTTTATATAGATATTATAATTCTAATTCAAATTGTAAATTAGAGTTTCTATTATTTAAACGAACACTATTTCTTAAAAAATGTCTTTCCGCCCTTCTATTAGCTCTTCTTGTTCTAGATGTAATTCTATTTTCATTTATTCTATTTCTATTTCTATTTCTATTTTGTTCTGATAAAAATCTTCTTCTAATACGCCTAATTTGCCTGCGAAGTATCCTTGAATCTTGAAATTCTGGATCATAAGGATTAATTAGTAATTCATCGTGTAACATGGTTGTCCAGTCGTTCGTAGTAGTAGTAGGAGCAGACTGAACATGTATATTACTTGATAACATTTCTTTAGATAATGGCTCTCTACAATAAGGACATAAAGGACTTCTTAAACAATTTAAACAATCATCACACATTTTTTTAGTATTATCGCAACAAATAAGAGCATTACACGGGTTGTTATTTTCATAACAAATAACACAAGAATTAGCTTCGTTCATTTTCTTAAAGTATCTATAGAATTTATAAAACTCTAAAATTATTATTGACAAAATAAATTATTTATATATATATTTGAACAAATTTTGTAAAATAATATGTAATAAATATATAATTATAAATGAACCAAAAGATTTATATAATATCATTATTGTTATTGGCAATTATATTTGTTTGTTTAATTCAAACTAGTAGAATTCAAGAAGGAATGGAAGAATACAATAAAATTGTATTATTAGGTGATAGTATTTTTAAAAATAATTCATATGTTGGAGAAAAACATTCTATAGAATATTTATTAGAACGTGAAATAGATTCTCGTGTTTTAGCCGAAGATAATTCAGTAATTAAAGATATAATACCTCAATATAGCAAAATGAGTAATAAAGATAATGAACCTAATACTTATTTATTTGTTTCTATCGGAGGAAATGATCTATTAAACGCATATCATTATTCAAATACCGATGTGGATGACTTAAGAAAATTAGATAGAATATGGAATGAATATGAAGAAATGGTTTTTCAATTAAAGAGTAAAACAGATTGTACGTTAGTTTTAACAGATTTATATTATATAAAAGATAAAGATTACTTAAAATATCACAAATTAATAAGAAAATGGAACGAACGATTGTATGAATTTTGCAATTCAAATGATATTTTAATATATAAAATAAGCAATTATGTAAAAGAAAAAAAACATTTTGTTAATAGTATAGAACCTTCAAAAATAGGAAGTAGAATAATAGTGGAAAATATAATTAAATTCTAATAAATATATATATGGTAAAAAATAAAGATGATTTTTTTTCAGAAAAAGAAATAGATATATTAAGATTAGCGATTGATAAGGCAGAAAAACGAAGTGATAAAAAAACGGCTAGTGCTCCTTTAGTGAAGAGTATAATAAACGAAGTTGAAATTTTTTTAAAAAAAAAAAAATTAGTTTGTTATGGGGGCACAGCTATTAATAATATACTTCCTGAATATGACCAATTTTACGACAAATCTTTAGAAATACCTGATTATGATTTTTATTCTCCAAATGCCTTAAAAGATGCAAAAGAACTCGCAGATACTTATTATAAAAAAGGATTTCACGACGTTGAAGCAAAAAGCGGAGTACATCACGGAACTTTTAAAGTATACGTAAATTTTATACCTGTTGCTGATATAACACAATTAGATAATGATTTATTTAAAACAATTAAAAAAGAATCAATAAGTGTAAATGGTATATTATATTGTCCTCCCAATTTCTTAAGAATGGCTATGTATTTAGAACTTTCTAGACCAAAAGGTGATGTTAGTAGATGGGAAAAAGTATTGAAAAGACTATTATTATTAAACAAACATCATCCAATAAAACATCCAAAATGTAATGAACTTAATTTCCAACGTTCTATGGAGGATAGTTTAAATAAAGAATCAAATAGACAAGAAGATGTATATAACATTGTAAAAAAAAGCTTTATGAATCAAGAAGTTATATTTTTTGGAGGTTTTGCTAACACGCTTTATTCTAGATATATGCCAAAGAAATTAAGAAAAAAACTGCAAAAAACACCTGATTTTGATATATTGAGTACAGACCCAAAAGCGGTATGTACTATTGTAAAAGAAAGATTAAAAGACTATGATATAACGAATGTAGATATTTTAAAACATAAAGGTGTTGGAGAGATTATATCACCCCACTATGAAATTAAACTGGCTAGCGATACAATTGCTTTTGTCTATGAACCATTAGCTTGTCATAGTTATAATGTTATTAAAATAGAAGGTAAACCTATTAAAATAGCTACTATAGATACTATGCTTAGTTTCTATTTAGCATTTGTTTATGCTAACAGACCTTATTATGATCCTCAAAGATTATTATGTATGTCTCAATATTTATTTAAAGTTCAACAAAAAAATAGATTACAACAAAAAGGTTTATTACGTAGATTTAGTATTAGTTGCTATGGGGAACAGCCAACCTTAGAATCTATGAGACAAGAAAAGAGCAATAAATTTGAAGAATTAAAAGAAAAAAAAAATTCTGTTGAATATGAAGAATGGTTTCTGAAATACGTTCCTGGGGAACATAAAAAAGAAACACAATCCATTAAAAAAAAATCAAATAAACAAAATAAAGCAACTAAAAAAAAGGGTAATAAAAGTAAAAAAAAACAAACAAAGAAAACTTATTTTTCTTGGAAATAAAATATACACTATAATATAATGATACTACTTTATATTATAGCATTTATATATTTTCTTACTTTAATATATTTTATAGATACTTCTTTAGTAGAAGGATTTAATTCACATACTTCTTGTATTAAACAGGGATATGATAAAGATTTTTGTTTAAATTCTCCTTTCGATCCTTGTGTAAATTGTGATCTTGAATTAAAAGATAAGTTTATGCAGAAAAGATTTTATACCTATAGTCCATAGTATAGAAATGGAAAACAATAGACCAACATGGAGAGATTATTTCAAAGAAATTGTTCTCGTAACTTCTAAGCGTTCTCCTTGTGAACGATTAAAAGTAGGTTGTATTATTGTAAAAGATAACCGTATTATATCTCAGGGATACAATGGATTTCTCCCAGGATGTCCCCACAAATCTTTTGTAAGAGACAATCACGAACAAGCTACCGTCCATGCTGAGCAAAATGCGATAACAGACTGCGCCAAACGCGGAGTTAGTTGCGACAAAGCCGAGGCTTATATAACACATTATCCTTGCATTAATTGTACAAAGATATTATGTGCCTCAGGAATAAAAAATATTTACTATGTAGATGATTATAAAAACGATGATTTGATACCAGAAATCACCGAAATGGCGGGGATTGCGATTCAGAAAATTTAATACTAAATAACGTTGGAATAATAAAGGCTATTAACGACGTGTCCTCATTAAAACACATATATACATATTGATGATAAAAGATTTAATATAAAGATAAAATTTATAAATATATTAAATGGAATTAATAGAATCAAATTGTATAAAACGACAGCTATGTGTATTAAAAAATGGTACAACAACTGGAACATATTATGACGTAAAAAATTTAGTATCGCATCCGAAACATTTTGTAGAAGTAGCAGATAAGATGTATTCTATATTAGCAAGACAATATCCAGACTGTGATTTATTATGTGGAGTACCATTAGGAGGACTTCCCTTTTGTAGTTATATATCATGTCAGTTTGATATTCCAATGATAATGGTTAGAATGACCGCGAAAGATTACGGTTTAAAGAAATGTATAGAAGGCGAATATTCAAAAAAAAGAAAATGTGTTATAATAGAGGATGTAGTGACCTCTGGTGCTTCAATAAATAACGTATATGAATTGTTGAAGGATAATGTTAATGTATTAGGAGCAATAACTGTTTTAGATAGACAAGAAAACCATAAGTGTAAAATACAAGTTAATTCATTATACTGTAAGAATGATATAACAAAACTACGATTGTGGAACACAATAAAAAGTAAAGGACGTTTGTGTTTCGCGGGAGATATAGAAAATCCAGAAAAATTATTGAAAATATTAAATGAAATAGGTAGATTTATATGCATTTGTAAAGTACATATAGATATTATGGATTTTAGTGATTATCCTAGAAGTAGTTTTATAAGAATGTTATTAATGATTTCTATAAAGGAAAATTTTTTAATAATGGAAGACAGAAAGTTTGTGGATATATCTTCGATAGTTGAACGCCAGTATAAATTTATTAAAGATTGGGCTGACTTGGTAACTGTACATGGTTCAGTAAAAGCCGACGTATTATCAGTATTATCAGGAGCTATGTTTGTCGCAAATATGTCAAATGGGGGAACCGAGAGAATTACAGAAGATTATACTAATAAAGGCAAGAGTTTAATGCGTTCGCATGAAAAAAATATAGCAGGATTTATAACACAACATAGAATAAATGGTTTAGCGTGCATGATGCCAGGTATAAATATTAAAAAAACAAATGATAGGGAACAAAATTATCAAAAACCACCAGATGTTAGTAAGACCGATGTCATTATAGTGGGTCGCGGTATATACGAGTCTGATAATATAATGGAAGCTGTAGAAAGCTACATAGGTATAACCCAAGAAGGAATATTGCTTCAGAATGAAAAGATTTAATATATTAATAAAATATATACGATGAAAGCCAAGTTATATGATTTATTGTTAAAATTTAGTATTTCAACAATAATTGCACTGATAGCCCAAACTTCATTAATAAAAATATTTGAATTAAAAAATATTGATATGATAAGTTTGTTAAATAATATATTTTTTGTATTTTTAATTATTGAGTTTAATCATCTATCAAAACAAGTAAAATGGTTTTTGATACTGTTTTTATTTATTATAAATACTTTTAATTTTTTTGTATTAAATAAATATTTAGGTCAAGATATCTTATTTGCCCCATTTACCTTTATAGGACACTTAACAACAAATATGCATAAACTTCAA